CAGCCCACAAAGGACTACCTGAAGGCATAATGGCAGGAAGTTCTATTACTTCCCATTGGTCTGCACCACCACGTTTAATGCTAGCATCAACCACTTGTCCTGTTAAATCTTTATTGTGCCATCTAGTCATTACCACAACAATTGCACCATTTGGTTGCAAACGCTGTCTCGGACCAGATGTGTACCACTCGTAGGTTCTATTGAATACGTTTATATCTGCACTCGCACCTTCTTGTTCTGAATGGGGATCATCAATGATAAGTAGATCAGCACCTTTACCAGTTACTGCACCACCCACCCCTATCGCAAAGTAATCACCACCCTGGTTCGTATTCCACCTACCAGCAGCTTTACTGTCTGATTGCAAACTGACATCAGGAAATACTTTCTTATAATCTGCACTATTAACTAAGTTCCTAACCTTCCTACCAAAGCCAACAGCTAATTCTGCGGTGTGAGCTGTTTGGATTATCTTCTTATCTGGATATTTACCTAGAAACCACGCAGGCAACAGGTAAGAGGCAAACTCACTTTTGGTATGTCTAGGGGGCATATTGATGATTAAACGCTTTAATTCGCCTTTAGCGACCCTCTCAAACGCATCAGCCATTATCTCGTGGTGTTTACCATGAATAAATGCTGACCACATCTCCCCAACAAAGTCCATGAAACCATCATGGCATTTCTCTCTACCTTTAGCTTCTTCTAGCTCCTCAAGAAGAGACAGTAACTCTTGTTTCTGTACAGGGGATAAATTCTTTACTTTACCCAGTAAGTTTTTGTTCATGTTTATTACGCTCTCTTCTCCATAATGCAAAGAACAATAAGATCAAAGCTGGTTGGAGGAACACAAAGATTACAATATTGGCTAGTTGATAGCCCATTCCAGTTACATTCCCAGTCACTTGTAATATATAAACACAAATATTAAAAAATACACTAATAAGTTCTTCCATATAGTAAGTATATACTTATTTAATAAATACTTCCTAAATAAAATCCTTAATAAGTACTTAGTATAATAAGTATTTACTAAATAATTGGTATTTACTGGGTATAGGAACTCTTAGATTCTAACATATTGCACCCCCTTCACAGAAAAAGCAAGAAAAATTTAAAAAATAATATGGGGGGTGCAGGAATCCTGGGCATTATCCTAGAAAAAACCTATATCGGAGCTAAAAAAGCTAGCAAACTGCTATATAATAGGGGGGGTATATGAAAGTTAGTGATGTTTTGTGCATATCACTATGTATTATAGTCAGTCAGGTAACGCTAATATACACAGGGGGGAGGGGGGTCAATATATAGCTCGGTTCTTTCAGGAAAAAGGGTGGGGTTAGAATAAAAGAAAAGAAAAAGATTGCATTACGCTATCATATATGTACGATACTAAACCCTCTTCAGTCTTCGCTATCCAACAGGGTCTTAATCTTCTCTTCTATGTCTGCTTCTATGTCTGTGCTTTGTCTAGCTTCCTTAGTCTCAACTACATCACTAAACAATGCCACGCTCTTACCTAGTAATTCAAGGCTACGGATTCTGCTTGCGGAACTATCTGCTTCAGTAGACTCTTTATAAAGACGTTCTAAAACATAACTCCTTGTTCGTATAGAGGAAGCAACTGCATGATCTTCTTTTCTCTCTAATGCCTTCCTAATGCTTTGGGTGATCTTAGGGTTAGAGCTAAGTAGTCGGCTAGCTTCTACTTCTACCCATTTAGGGATGCTTCCATTCTTGTTTGGCTTAACATCATAGCTATTAAAGTAGGCTTCTTTGTATGTGGGGTAAGTACCCTTAACAACTGCATCAACAAACTTGCGTTGCTTAATTGTCAGCTCGTCTTCTTTCCCAACAATCTGAAGACTAGGTTTCTCTTTTTCTTTCATGATTGCATTATGTAACTTTTATTGCTGAGATGTAATGCTCACAATATGCTAGCTATTATGATGTGAGATGATATAGTTATATTTTGAATTAACCCATAGGAGGTTTTATAGAGTAGAGCAAGATAGTGAACTGGGATGTGACAGGTCTTTAACCAGTTATGAGGGTCTCAAGAATTGCCCTTGAAGATAGAAGTAAAGCTTCAAAACAATATATGCGTACCACGAGAACTAACACAATCAAAGTTAGGGAGAGTGCGGAAACGACAAATTCCAGTTGTGACATCCTCCAATGTCGTACAAGTGTGGCGGCTTGTACCTGATGATGATAGCCAAATAATCGAAACAGACTGGAGGGTCTAACAATGAGAAATATATCTAGAGTAATAGCACAAGCTTTCAATGAAAGAAGAAACAAAACTATTTCCAACACACACACAGACGGAGAAGGATTTTTTCTGCATGGTCATAAAATCGCATTTTGGGATGAAGATCATAACGGAGAAATCTTATCCTTTAATATGTGTGGGTGGGGAACTGTAACAACTAGAGAGAGATTAAATTCTCTCTTTTATGTTCTTGGTTTCAATATGTCGGTGTACCAAAAAAACTTCTCACAGATTTTGAGGTTTAAAGGTCAAGACTTAGAGATTGAAGACGATCAACAAGTCAACTTTCATATTGATCTAGGTGTCATAACTTTCGGAGGTGGTAATTTATCACTTCCCAAATATGAAGCAATTAGACAGGGTTGGTTGAATGAGGGTAGCAATGTATAACGTAGCTATCCCTTTTTTACTGATGCTAGTTTTCTTTTTTATTCTCTCTCAAATAGGAATTATATTTCTTGGTTTTGAGTGAGGTTCTATTAACAAATATGTACGCTACTCTGTAATGGAGTAGCGTATTTTTTTGGTTCTTTTTTTTTGTCTTTTTTTTTATATTTTTTTTTATTTTTAAATTGTTTGAGGTAGTCATTGAATAAGATAGTCCACGAATTAACGTGCTGAAGAGAATCCTAATTATGGGGTTCAAGAAACTAACTAATGGAGGTTAGAAATATGAGTAAATTAGAAAAGATTAGAGATAATCTTATTGAAAAATCTACTGATGAAAAACTTGTTAGAGAACTTGTAACAGGAAGTGTGCAAGACCCTGAGACAGGTGAGCCATTGTTTGATAGATATGAAGATGAGACAGGTAATGTTGATGATAAATTAACAGTTTCCTCTGAAGGCTTTTGTCTATTAACAGATAGGCTTGAAGAGTTGTTTGAACTTTTTGGGTTTTGCAGAATGCCTACTGACGATCAAGTCGAAGACAGAGTTAAGCAAATGGATGATGAATTAGAATATGCTTTTACTGAGATAAGGATTGATTTAATGCAAGCTTTTGATGAAGCTTTAAAAAGATCACAAGAAGAGCAAGAAGAGTCAGACAGGCTTGATGCTCGTCTTGGTGGTGCTATTCACAAGTAGGAGAAATTATGATCTTAGTTAAATTTTTTGTTGAAATTGGTTCTGATGAATCATTTAGAGAATTTTCTTACTTTGAAAATCTTGATAGGGAAAATTATGCAGGCTTAAATGGTGAGTGTTTTGTTTCTGCACCTGAAGGTAAATACATAGATGCTGATCTTTTGGAAGAGGTCTATGGAGAGCCTGAAGGAGGTTTTGAAGAAGCAGAACAGTCTGTAGATGTTTTTGATTATGGAGATGACAAAAGCATAACTGTTCTTGGAGTTTACGATTTAAACGTAAAACAACTTGAGACTCTTAGAGAACTCAATATTGTTTATTAAACCAACTGAAGAGTATTTGAGACAATACGAAAGAATTAAATAGAGGTATCTCTAGCCTGTAAAAAGGTTTCTCTTGGTGTTAGCAATTCTGCTAACTTAACTATAATTATTTCATGGAGGTAATATGAAATATAAACCTAGCAAGGCATTACAAAAAATGCTTTACACATTACAGGCTAACGAAACTCCTTTCCTAATTGGTGGAACAGGTGTTGGTAAGTCTGCGATAGTCGAAGAGGTGCGAGACATCTTGGCTGACAAACGAAAGGTGGTTTACGACAAAGTGAATCCAACTGCGAAAGAGTATGGTTGGATTGATTTTAGAGCAAGCTTATATGAGTCTTATGATTTATCAGGCATTCCTTATATAGAGGAAGGCAGACAGAAGAGAGCCTTTTTAGGCAATCTTCCTACAAGTGGAGAAGGTATGCTTTTCCTTGATGAATTCGGACAGGCTCACCATTCAATGCAAACTGTTCTATCTCAACTTATGTATGAGAAAAGAATCGGTGAGTATGAATTACCTACTCCTCAAAATGGAAAGGGTAATTGGGTTATTGCTTGTGCTTCTAATAAGGCAAG